GAGGATGATTTTCCCACGACACCCGGAGGGCTTGACCTTGCTTGTACGAGCAGGACACGGCTTACCTTTGCCTGTGAGTTACGGGGACTCGGCTACGGTATGGCTGTCATGTCCGCTGTATATGTTTCTTGAAATGACCGTGATATTTTATGCCCAAAAATTACCGGCAATCACCAAAAAATGCTACCTTTGCATCAAGAAAAAGAGTTATTTGAAAGCATGAGGAATATAGTGATTCTGAACAGCTTGGCATTTTCTTATCCGTTGCCCGTTCTCATGCGAGTTGAATATAATTCGTTGATAGTCAAATAAAGTACTTCATACTATCACAAATATAGAAGCTTTATAGCATGGTGAGCACGAAAGTAGAAAAATATATCAGCAAAAGATATGAGCGTTGGTTAGATTATGCTTCATACCATTGCGAGCAGGCAGGAATGCCAGAAGAAGCTTGTGATGTTCTGAATGAAGTTCTTTGTTCCCTGTTACAGAAAGACAACTGTAAATTAGAGCAGCTTCTTTCAATCAAAAAGAATGGTTATACAGAATTAGATTTCTTTGTCCTGAAGATGATAAAGTTGAATGCAACATCCGACACCTCGCCGTATCGGAGTAAATACAAGCCGATGCCAGTAGATGATAACATTGATTATTCACGTCTGGAGATTGAAGATACTCAGGAAGAGGTTGTCGATAAGAACGAATTGTTTCTCCATCGTTTTCACCAGGTCCGAGATGTATTAGAGGGTATGGATTTAACTCCTTTTGCAAAGAAAGTCTTTGAGTATCGTTTCTTTGAAGACTCCAATTTCTCTGAATGGCCAGGAGCAGAACCTTTGAAACAGCTATACGAGACTTATAATAAGGTCCAGGAGCTTATACGGAAGAAAATAACTGGTGAATCTATATTTTAGTGGAAACCCCTTGGTCATGGAAGAAAGAGTAGAAATTAAGATTGATCCCCGGAACTATCGTATCCACGGAGACAAAAACAAGCGGCTTATCCACAAAAGCTTGGTTGAGTGTGGAGCCGGTAGGTCTGTATTGGCCGATCGTGATAATGTATTAATCGCTGGAAACGGCGTGTATGAAGAAGCTCAAAAGTTGGGTCTCAAAGTACGTGTTGTGGAGTCTGATGGTACCGAACTTATCGTTATAAAACGCAAAGATTTATCTACGGAAGATGAAAAGAGAAAAATGTTGGCTCTAGCGGATAATCATACTTCCGATTCTTCTGAATTTGATTGGGGGTTAGTGATAGAGAACTTCTCGTCCGATATATTGAATGATTGGGAGTTTTCAGTAGACGATATCGAGTTCTCGACTGATATTCCTAATATAGATAGTGAGAAAGATAGTAATCTTTATACAAAGAAAATCGCATCTCCGATCTATACACCAACTGGCGATAAGCCTGCAATATCGGAACTTTATAATCTTGAAACTTACAATTGTCTGATGAAACAAATTAAGGAGTGTAATTTAGACAAGCAGACTAAAGATTTTCTTCAGATTGCAGCTTCAAGGCACATAGTTTTCGATTACGGAAAGATCGCTGAATTTTATGCTCATTCAGACGCTATCATTCAGAATTTGATGGAAGATTCTGCTCTTGTTATTATAGACTTTAACAAAGCTATTGAGCTAGGATACGTTTGTTTGAAAAAGGAATTGTCAGACTCTTATTTGGAGGATCATAACGATGATGAGAAATAGTAGCTTTGTTGCACTGATACTTACACATGGACGTCCTAACAATGTACGTACTGCCAAAACATTACGAAAATGTGGTTATACAGGAGATGTTATTTTAGTATTGGATAATGAAGATAAGACGATAAATCAATATCGTAAAATATACGAGAATATCTATGTCTTTGATAAGAAAAAAATAGCATCGGGAATAGACGAAGGTGATAATTTCAATGATCGTCGAGCTATTATCTATGCAAGAAATGCAGCTTTTGAAATAGCGAAGGAGAAAGGATACAGGTATTTTATTGAGCTGGATGATGATTATACAGAATTCTCATATACCTATAACCAATACGGAGAGATGGAACAAAGAAGTATTTTCAATCTTGACAAAGTGTTTGACGCCTTAATTGATTTTAAGAATAAAACAGGTGCTTTGGCTGTTGCTTTGGCTCAAAGAGGGGATTTTATAGGAGGTAAATACAATAACATAGTTCGTGGTGAATTGCTCAAACGAAAGGCTATGAATTCATTTATCTGTGATACGAACATGCCTTTTAAGTTCTTTGGAAAAATTAATGAGGATGTGAACACTTATACCTTACTGGGTAGTAGAGGAGAATTGTTTTTTCAGATTCCTCATGTCACACTAAATCAGGTAACAACCCAGCAATCAGAAGGAGGGATGACTGATATATATTTGGATAGTGGAACTTACGTTAAATCTTTTTATACGGTTATGTACGCTCCTTCTTGTACAAAGATTCGTCTTATGGGAAATATATGTAGACGCTTGCATCATAGTATAAGTTGGAATAATGCCGTCCCTAAAGTGCTCCCTGAGAGTTATAAAAAGCAGTTATCTCAAATTGTTTGTTTTGGTTAGTTGTTGGTTATGACAGAAAAGAAGAGTTCAGCAGGAAAGAAAACAAGAGGGCGTAAATCGGAATACCAAATAGAGTACGCCGATCAGGCTCTAAAGCTTTGTTTATTGGGAGCAACAGATAAAGAGCTTGCCGAATTCTTCTCTGTTTCAGAGCAGACTATTAATAGTTGGAAGAAGAAGCATCCCGAATTTCTTGAGTCCCTAAAAAAGGGGAAAAATTTAGCTGATGCCAATGTTGCTTCTCGCTTATATAATCGTGCTATTGGTTATTCATGTAAGGCTACAAAATTTGCAACGTCAGACGGACATATTACAGATTCAAAGGAATATATAGAGCATTATCCGCCCGATACAACAGCTGCAATCTTTTGGTTGAAGAATCGGCAGCCGGAGAAGTGGCGAGATCGCAAAGAAGTTGATGCAAATGTGAATCTCAGTGATGAGCTGGAATCAATGACAGATGAACAATTAGCAGCTATTGTACGTGGCGAAAAAGAGTGAGAGAGAAATATTGCTTAGGCAAGCGAAAGCAGCAACTATACTTCGTAAGCGTGAGGCCCGGAATGAGTTCTGGGCTTTCTGCTTATACTATGATCCTAAGTTCTTCGCTAAACGCTTATTCTTAAAAAAAGTAGCCGAGGCTTTCATGCGTGTATATTCGTCGTATATGGCGGGGATAATCTACCGCCTAGCCGTTAGTATGCCGCCACGTGCCGGTAAATCCTATATATCTTCTCTGTTCATTGCCTGGATGTACGGTCATTTTCCTGAAGAATCAGTAATGCGTAACTGCTGTTCTGACACTCTATATAATAAACTGTCATACGACACTCGTGATATTGTCAAGTCTAAGCGCTTCCGGGAGATATTCTCAGAGATACACTTGAAAGGAGATAAGCAGAACGTTAAGAGTTGGAATATTGAAGGTGCTCGCCAGGTATCTTACTTCGGTGGTGGTGTTGGTGGAACGGTCATCGGATTCGGTGCATCTATGCTGGCCATGACTGACGACTTGTATAAGAGTCTGGAAGATGCGTTATCCGATAATAACAACGAGAAGGTATGGTCTTGGAAACAAGGTACACACGACTCTCGTATTGAGGGCAACTGCTGTCTTATTGACATCGGTACTCGCTGGTCCTCTAGTGACGTTCTCGGACGTTTGGAAGAAGCCGGCAAGTATAATGAAATCATTCGTATTGCTGCGCTGGATGAGAATGATGAAACTTTCTGCGTCGATGTTCATACTACAGAATATTACAAGGAATTACGTTCTGAAACAGACGAAAGTATTTGGATGGCCGAGTATATGCAGGAACCGTTCGAGGCCAAAGGGTTACTATTCCCTAAATCGTCTCTCATGCGCTTCAAACTTGCCGATATTGCAGGGAAAAAACCTGATGGAACACTTGGAGCCTGTGATACTGCTGATAAAGGAGATGATGATTTTTGTGCACCATTCGCAAAGGTGTTTGGTCCAAAATACTTCATTACCGATGTTCTTTTCACTAAAGATCCTGTCGAAGTCACAGAACCGCGCCTGGCGCAAATGGTTATTGATACAGAGTGCGATCAACTGCGTATTGAGTCTAACAACGGTGGACGTATCTTTGCTATCAATGTGCGCAAGATCGTTACAGGACAAAAGAAATCATGTGTCATACAGGCACGACCGACTACTCAACACAAAGAAACGCGCATCATCATGAAAGCTGGTTGGATCAAAAAGCATTGTGTATTCTTGGATGAATCAGAGTACACTAAAGGCTCTGACTATGGTCGATTCATGAAGTCACTTACCAACTATAAGCGTGAGGGTGATAATTCACACGACGATGCGCCCGATGGCATGACCATACTTGCTGAATTCGCTGAATCGCTTGGCCTGAAACTTAAATCAGCTACTCGAAAGGTGGGCCGCGGATAATAGCGTAGTATACATTATTTTCTTATAGCATAAATATGTGCAAACAGCTTCTTAAAGTAAATCATTGTACACATAATTCCAAAATCCAGATCTACCATTCTATATTGAAATATATCTTTATGACCAACAAAAGATAGGGTTTTATTTGGGAATCTTTCTTTCATAAACATGTTTAGAAATGGATGATCTTTTGGGTTACTAGATAAATCAGCAAGAATACCGATCTGGTAAGATTTAGGTAATGGTTTTCCATATAGTTTATAATATAACCCTTTGAAGTTTTTGATATGTACATCATTATAATCTTTAATATTGAATACTGCTATAATTTGATCATGTTGTGTGCGGAGTTTAGAATATAATTTGGGACTTCTTATAGAACTATGAATAAAATCGTCAGAAATATCAGTATTCTCATTAGCTGCCCATAATGCAATAATATTCTTAAAATCTTCCTCTATTTTAGAGTATCGATTATTACAAGTATTACATGCCGGAACTGTAATAGGCTTGTCTAATTTGTCTAGGGGATAACCTCTGAACAATGCTTTCATTGGAATATGTTCTTTAGTTTCCTCATTTTTAGTCAGTTCACATCCACAGTTATAACAATGTTTCATATTCTTTTTTATGCAAAGGTAAGAAAAAGCTAGAGTTGCCTATTATTCTAAAATGACAAAATGCAAGTATATGTTATATTTTAAGAGAAAAGCATATGCCAGGAATCAGTGAAATATTAGCTCAGGAAGATTTTGGAAAGATTGTCAGCGACCTTTGCGTCGATACTATTGGAGACCGTGACCCTCGCGAGTACATGGAAGAGTATAACGGCGACCGCACTCGTCGGCCAACGTCCGTAGGAAGACGTGAAAACAAGAAGATTGCTGTATATTCAGATACGGAAGTCGAAATTGATGAGAATGGTAAGGAAACGCCCAAACAGTTGGAAGATAAGACAGTTTTCGTAGCCAAGCTCGTAACCAATATTCCTAAGAAAATTGTTCGCACGGCAGCCGCTTTCCTTTTTGGCGGCGATATGAAAATCACGGCAGACAACACTGATGATAATTCCTTTGAAGAGTTCAACAAGGTTTTTGTACGTAAGCTCAAGATGAAATCCATCCTGATGAAGTTTGCGCGCATTGTTTTATCGGAAACAAAGGGTGCCATAATCTTCTATCCGGTGGTTAAAGAAAAAGTTATCGGGGAGGTTGACGGTGTGATAACCACGGAAAAGAAAGCCGAATTGAAAGTGAAGCTCTTATCTACCCCAAAAGATGAAAGCGTTACCAGCGAATTCTATCCGCATTTCGATGAAGACGACGATATGGATGCATTCATCCATAAGTACAATATACGTATTGATGGAAGGGTGTGCGAGAGCGTGAAAATCTATACAACCGACGAGATTATTACAGCGGTCAACAACAGTGGGCTTTGGGAAATACAGCACGCTCCTAATCTATTCCGGAAGATACCGGTTGTGTATGCTGATATTGACCGTCCGGACTGGGAGGACGTGGCAAGGCTGATTGATGCCTACGAAATGCGTATCTCCCGGATGGCTGATACAAATGACTATTTCGGTGACCCAATGCTCAAGACATTCGGTTTGAGCAATCTCCCGAGCAAAGATACTGTAGGCAAAGAACTGAACTTCTCTATGGAGGTTGACCCTGATACCGGTACCGCTTATCATGGAGATGCCGAATACTTAGCATGGCAGCAATCCATCGACTCTCAGAAAGAGGAATTGGCAACGGAGAGGCATGAGATATTCTCCGGTGCATCGTGTCCTGACTTATCTTTCGATAATCTTGTAACCATCGGTGACTTGTCCGGCGTTGCCCGTGAATTTATGACCATTGATGCCAAGATAAAAGCAACCGAGCAGATGGAAATCTTCGGCCCGGTAGTTCAGCGCTGCATCTCGATAGTGACTGCGGGTATGGCCTATATTTCTCACATCAAATACGAGAAGCAACTGCTTGACAACTTCTTCGAAGCTTCTTTCGGCTCAATCCTTCCCAAAAATTTGAAAGAAGAACTTGAGAACTTATCATTGGCTAATGGCGGCAGACCTTTTAATGCAACAGAGACAATAACCGCCCGTTCTCCCTACACGACCGGAAATCCTCAGGATGAAACATCAAAGATGCAAAAGGAAGAGCAGGAAACGGCAAAGAATAATTCTCTCTTAGGGGCAACGTTCTGATGCTATGCCGGGACTTTCCTTCTACGATAGGCAGCATGTGCAGAAAGTACTAGCGCAACAGAGACTCATTTCCAATATCTTTAATCAGTTCATACTTTCTGTATCTCCGTATCTCCGTAAATGGAATGATACGGGGAATAACAACGTATGGGTGCGCAATCAGGTGATAGAGCGCGCTGTGGACCGAGAACTGCTGAATCTAGAAGCTATGCTAAAGGCTAATATTTCCGCTTTTCAGGTGGATGCATGGAATAGATCCAATGCTAAGAACGATGACTTCATTCGCAAGTACATTGAAGGAATGTCCATCAATACAGTGACCAAGGAAGGTATGTTCGCTCATAACCTCACAGCTCTGGAAGCTCTACAGAAGAATGTGGATGCAAATGGATTGAAGCTGTCAGATCGTGTCTGGAAAATCACGCAACAAACAAAATCACAGCTTGAGTTTTACCTTGACAGTGGTGTTGCGGCTGGCCGCAATGCAAACGGTATCAGTAGCGACATAAGGCAGATACTTGATAAGCCAAATAAACGCTTCCGACGTGTACGCAATGAGAAGGGTGAACTGGTGTTATCCCAACCAATGAAAGGCTATCACCCTGGACAAGGTGTTTACCGGTCCGCTTACATGAATGCCTTGCGTACATCTGCCACAACAACGAACACGGCCTATCGGAGTGCTGACTATGAGCGTTGGAGCCAACAAGACTTTGTTCTCGGTATAGAAATACAACGCTCGGCAAACCATAAAGGCCCTTGCAAGGTATGTGATGCTATGGTTGGTAAATATCCTAAGACATTCAAGTTTACTGGCTGGCATCCTTTCTGTATTTGCTTCGCTACACCGATTACTATGGATCCGGAAGATTTGGCAGACTACCTGCTCACGGATGAGGTGCCGGAGCAATTGGTTATAAAAGATATTCCTGATGTTGCTCAATCATTTGTGGATGACAATAAACGGTCATTGGGTAAAGCATATTGGATGAAGGATAGCTTTGCTGCAGAAGAAACATCTATTAGAATAGCTAGCCCCGTTCCCAATCAGGAACTTACTAAGGTCATAAAGACCAAGCGTACCAAAACAGATGAAGAAAAGACTGATATTCAGAATCGGTGGAATGAACGAAAACTTTATAACCAAGTGACCAGTACCGAGAATGAAATTAGAATGAACAAGAAATTTGAAACTGGTGTCGTGTTTGATTCAATAGGTAATGTTCTGATCGATAAGCGTGGTGCTTCTTATGCCGTTTCTTTTACAAAAGAAGAATGTCTTAAGATGAAAGATGGTATTATGACTCATAATCATCCTCGTGGTTGGGGATATCCTGAGAACTCATTAGGAAGAATTGGTAATTCATTTAGTCCTGATGATATTTATTTAGCTGTAGGTTGGGATTTGGCGGAAATAAGAGCTGTTACGCCAAATTATACATTTACCATGAAACGTCCAGAAGGAGGCTGGAATATTAGCTATGATGAATTGAAAAAGCTAATAAAGAAAGAAAACAGTAAACTAACAAAAGAATTTATGGATAGAGTTAATAATGGGACAACGACGGCGGGTAAAGCCAGTGCGGTGCATTATCATACTCTATGGAAGCGCGTCTCTGAAAAATTAGGTTGTAAATATTCAAAAGCTAAAACACGTTAGGCAGGTTTAAAGATTGTCCTTCCCTTCTGATCCTCTCTCACTTCATTATGTTGCTGAGAAGCATCAAGTAATTCATCAGGTATTCCGTTAGGGTAAGCCTTACAGGAATATCCGGTTTCTTTAAAATACTTACATCGTCCACATTGGGATTTATAAATATTAAAAATCTCGTGTCTATCATCTATATCAAAGATTTCTTCCATGATGCAAATGTAATCAATTGGTTTCAAACTAAAATATACGATAAGGAAAACTTTCTCTCACTTATATTTTAAAGGAAAAAGTGTATGACCATTTTAGAAGCAATCAAAAAACAGTGCAAATCATCCGGGGTGCCCGTGAAGTTTGCAGAAAAGATTCAGAAACTTTTCAATATTGAGAAGGAAGAGAATTTGGAGAACTTAGTTCAGATGTTCAAGGATAACATTCTTCCTGACTTGCAGGCCAGCGAAACCGCAGCTGAGCAAGCGAAACAGACTGTTATCTCTGAGTATGAGACTAAGCATAACCTGAAAGACGGGAAACCAATTGAGAAAGCAGAAGAAACGAAGCTTGGTTTCGAAGGACTATCTCCAGATATAAAGGCTATTCTGGAAGCTAATCAAAAGCAGATTGAACAACTTACGGGGACTGTAACGTCGATAGCCAAAGGTTTTGCAGCATCCCGTAAAGAATCAGATGCAAAAGAGCTGTTCAAAGGTTCTGGGTTGCCAGAGAAATGGTTTGGCCGTTTGAACTTGGAAGATGAGAAGACTCCCCTCTCCGACCAGATCAAGACTTTACAAGAAGAGTTGGCTGAAATCAAACAGATTTCTGTCAATGAACTTGTTGAGCAAGGTAACTACAAACCGTTCAACCAGCAACCCAAAGACCGGACAGAGAAGGAATGGCTGGAAATCATGAATAGTGAAGAAGGAGCCGGCGAGTCTAATGGCGTCGCCAGTCTTGAATAATAATTTAACCCATTGTATTATGTTTCTAAAAAAAGAAAGAGAATTCCAGTATCATCCTGCGATCATCAAGATGCTCGAGGATATTGTCGGCGGCGGAACAATTGCCCGCGCTGATTTGAGAACTGCTATCTTCGACGGCCAGCCATTGGACGAGCTACCACCATTCTGTGTTGTAGGGCGTGATGAAAACGGTGTCTGGCATGTTGTAAAGACAGCATTGGTTACTGAGGATGTTGTCGAAAATGCTAAGGCTATCAAGGTTGCCAAGAATCATCTGTTTACCGTCGGTGACTTCGTAACGGTCGGTGGTGATTTGGATGGTGCATCTGACAAGATTACCGCCATTGACAAGAGCAATGCTGCTTATGACCTAATCACGCTGGTCGCCACGATTGGTGCTGCAGTGGCCGGTAAGGTTCTGGTTGGCGTAGCGGAAAAGGCAACCGCTGGTAGTGCTGTGCTGACCGTTGATGACAGCGAGCTAGTAATTACCATTAACAAGGTTGATTTGACTGTAGCCAATCAATCAACCGGTCTGATGGTGCGCGGTACTATTAGTGAGGGTAATATGCCTTTCCCACTGGATGATGGCTTGAAAGCTAAGATGCCGCTGATTCGATTCGTGAACAAGAAATCCTAATTTGAATTATGGAAAAAAGTTTAATCAAACAAATCAACAAGAAAAACATGAGCGCCCGTTTGAACTCGCGCCATGTTAAGCCGATGTATTACCCTAACTTTTTCACGCCGAAGAAGAAAACTTCATTGAAATGGGAGACATTGGTTGGCGAGAAAGGTGCGCCGGTCATTGCTGATGTTATCTCCTTCAACGCGTCAGCACCGGAGAAGACTCGCGAAGTAATCAGTAAGATGTCTGGGGATATCCCTAAGACTGCGGTAAAACGCGCCATGAATGAAAGTGATTATCAAGAGTACAAAGACCTGCAGCGTGATGCCCAAGGCGATGCTGATCAGTTGGAACTCTTGAACCTTGGTTTCAAGGATACGGATTTCGTTTACAATGCTGTCCGTGGTCGTATGGAATGGTGGTCTATGCAGTATATGTCTCGCGGTGGTTTTCTTTTGAATGCCAAGAACAATAATGGAATTGTCACTGCTGAATTTGTAGGCTGTGGTATGCCGAAGGAGAATAAGAGAAAATCTTCTGCTAATTGGAGCGTTGTTGCGACGGCTGATGGCCTACAGGACATCGAAGATACTGTAAATGCAGCATCAGCGGTAGGTGTTACTCTTCGCTACGTTGTGATGCTCACATCCGATTTTAGTTTGCTGAAAAAGCAGAAATCTACTATTGACAAGATTAAGGGTTGGATCAACCAGACTTCAAAAATCACCATCACAAAGAAGGTGATTAATGAATACTTGGCAGAGCAGGAAAATCCGGTTAAGATTATCACCATCAATCCGGCAGTCCGCATCGAAGACAAAAACCACAAACGTACTACAGTCAACCCATGGGTACGTAAGCGTGTCTGCTTCCTGGAGGACTTGAATGTAGGTAACATTCAGTATGGTCCCATTGCCGCCGAAGACTCCGAATCACTTCGCAAGAAGGCTATCATGGTGAAGAAAGATTTCGTTCTTATCACCAAATGGTCTACAGAGGAGCCGTTCGCTGAATGGACGAAAGCCGAAGCAAATGCCATTCCGGTAGTGAATGACCCTGAAGCGATGTATATCTTGAAGGTCGACGGCAAAGACTGGTCGGCCAGCGAAGATACGGAGGGAACAGACAATGTTCCTGCAAAGTTCTTAGGTCAGGAAGTGGAGAAAGAAAATCTGGAAGCTGAAGACGAAGAGTAAACACTATGGCAACAATCAGAGAAACAATACTGGAATATCCATCTGTTGAGGATATGGAAGGCTTTCTGGATAAAGTAGTTTTTGTTAAACGCGGTGTCAATCCCGAGGAAAAATGCACTACTGAAAACATGAAGCAAGTCGGTCTTTGTGTCGCTGATACGTATGCCATGTTGGTAAACTCGCCGGATTTCAGTGAAAACAAGCTTTCTATCACTCATCCCCGTTCTTTCTATATTCAGACTGCAAAACAGCTGTATATAGAGAATGGGGAGCCTGAGAAGGCTGGCAGACTTGGCAAGCGAATCATTATCAAAGGAAGAGCGGGTAATAGATGGTAAAACGGTATCCACATACTGCAATAGTTACTATTGAGGCTAACGGGCGCTTAGTTGCTGGTGAATGGATTCCTGGGGAATCGGTTGAAATATCTGTCCCTGGACGCTATGACCCGGTAAGCGATGGAAGAATCATTCTCAAACGTAATTCGGCTGGTGATGAAGCACAAGTGCATGGCTATTTCTATACCAAAATGCAGCCACCAGCAGACAGTAAGTTCTTACGTGTGAAAGTTGTATCCAAGGGTATTGATGTACCTATTATCTGTTGGGAATCTTATCAATCACATTCAGTTATTTGCGTATGAAATCAGGAATGACTCCTTTATTCTCCGGAGATGATGTAGAACGTTGGTTCGACCATTTTCAGGATCGAGCAGAAGAGAAAATTCTAAAGTTACTGATGGCTGGAGGTGAGAAATTTGTAGCGATTGCTCGTAAGAGTGGATCATATAAAGACCAAACAGGCAATCTTCGATCTTCCATTGGCTACGTGATAGCTAAAGATGGTGAAGTTATTATCGGCAATTTCGAAGAAAGTATCAAAGGTAGTGATAAGGCTACCGGAAAAGAGAAAGGTTGCCGAGTGGCAGAAGATATCTCAGTGTCTTTTTCTGGTGGATATATCTTGGTTGGTGTTGCCGGAATGGATTATGCTGCTGCTGTTGAAGCCAAGGGATATGAAGTGGTTACAGGGGCTAATATTCAATGTAATGAGTACCTAAAAAAGGCTTTGCGTTCAGTATTTAAAAAGATGTAGTTATATGGATGAATTTGATGCAATTGATATAGTCTATAATGCAGTAGCCACTGTCGGCACTGAAGTTACGATTTACAAAGATAAATCGGAATCAGGTGTTACTAATGAGCATATTGTTATTAATCATCTGCAACTGAATGAACTTGACTTCATAAATAAAGTGCCTGTCAATGTCAATATCTTTGTCCCTTTGAATGAAAACGGTATGCCTCGGCGTCAGCGTATGAAGGAACTTAGGCGTAAAGTAAGGAAATCGCTTGATTTAATTAATAGTAACGACGGCGTATGTAAAGAAGTGACAGTCCTCTGGAGCGTTCCAATGCCGGAACTGAAAGAAGGTTTCGCTTGTACAAATATTAGATTAGAAATTTTAATAGACCAATTATTATGAGTAAAAATGAAAGACCTATCGCCATGGGCGTAGGCGCAATTAGAATTGCAGAAGTAGGTGATGGTATACCAGGTACTGAATTTACAGTGCTTCCATTGCCGTACAAAGGTAGTGTAGCCTTCAACTTCCAAGACCCCAAAGAGGTCAAAATAGAAACCGAAGGTAGTGATGAACCGTTGTATATTGAGTTTGTAAAGGATGGCTCTGATTACATTGAGTTTTCTATCCCTACACCTAGCAATGAAACGATTAAACTTCTCATGGGCGGTACAATCGATACCGGTACTGAAGAAGCAACGAAAGATGTGTGGAAGGAAGCAGCAAGTATTCCGTCCATCTCCAAGACCTTCCAATGTGAAACATTACCAAAAGCTGGTAAGAAAGTTATCTATACCATTGTTAATGGTAAGATTGCTGCTAAATTATCACAGGCTCCTGGTGCTGAACAAGCAGAATTGCTGTTAGTACGCGTGTACAAACAGGCTGCTATTTCTGCTGAAGGAGTTAAAGGATATGCTTTCTCACGCGAGGTGATTGCGGCGTAAATGTGGAACCGTATAGCTCAGTTGGCAGAGCACTGCTTGCAGTGGTCGGCGGTTCGAGTCCGCCTACGGTTACTTATCCCCGGTATTGTACTTGGGGATTTTTTAATAATTGCAGAATATGAGTGTAGACATTTTTTTGAGACAGGAAACGGAAACGGTAACGGAAATGCCGGTTAAGATTCCGTTTGATTTTGGTAATCGAGATTCTATTCCCCAAGGAAAAGATCCGGGCGATTGTATTGTTATCCGTCCGATAACGGTTCGTACATGGTTCCGTCTCCGACCATTGCTATTGCGGATTGATAAAGCTGATTTGAAACGCATGACGGTTAAGGCGGGGGAATTGGCAGAGGATTTCCCAGAATTGATGGATAAATATGGAGATTTACTGATGGATATCGTTTGCTTGGGAATCCATAATAAACTCGGTGAACCGCCGGCTTGGTTTCGTGAGACTCTTATGGATAATTCCACTTGGGAAGATATTCGTATTCTACTGAATGCGGTGTTGTACCGAATTGGTTGTTTCCCTTTTTGCACATCTATCACGACGCTTCAGAACGTGAGCCCATTGGGAGGGACGGAGATAATAGCCGCTCAGAAGAATTTAGAAAGCTGGCAAGCCTTAATCAAGCAAGATTCTTAGTTATTGTTTATGAAGCTTTGGGCCTTACATACTGGCAGACTCTTGATAGCAGCTATTCTCTGATAGAAGTTATGATGCAGGAATATTCATCAATCATGAGAGAACGTAGTAGAACTTCTGATGAAGATGGCATCGAGGGTGTTGACTATGAGTGGGTAGAATTGCCATCTTTTGATGATCCTGATAAAACGGTCCGCATGAAGAGATTCTACGATATTGGAGATAAGGTAAAAGGATAAGTAATTTATATATTAACATGAAACAATTGAAATTTTCATGCGATTTTGATTTAGAGTTTTTTGTTAATTGTCCCTGTGTCTGTGAAGATGTAGGGGCTTTTGCATATAAAATGGGTACAAAAGCAACATAAAATCAATATAAAATGTTATCTTTGCATAGATCAAAGACAAGGAGGTATAATATGACTATGGTTAAAACAGTGAAAACTCGCGCAGAACGTAGGGCTGAAGCAATTGAAAAAATAACTGCAAATAAGCGAAATGCTAAAAGTTTTTTAAAGAAGGCTGGTATTGTCAATAAGTCAGGTTCTCTTACTAAAATTTATAGATGAAAGAAGCTTTATATTCGAGGCGCTCAAATTTAGTTATAGGATTTCATGGCTGTGATAAATCAGTTGTGGATAAAGTTATTGCAGGTGAAGATAATCTTATTGCGAGTACTAATGATTATGATTGGTTAGGACATGGCATCTATTTTTGGGAGAATAATGAAACGCGTGCGTTACAATATGCTTATGAGATGCTTAAAAGAGGAAGTTCATCTGTCAAACAACCAGCTGTTATTGGTGCTGTTATTGATTTAGGTTATTGTATGGATTTAACCGATTCTCTATATTTAGATGAACTCAAGGAAGCCTATCACATTTTAATAGAAACCTGCGTACTTACTGGTGCTGACTTACCTCAAAATACAGATATAGGTAAATCCAAAGATAAACTAATGAGAAGGCTGGATTGTGCTGTGATTGAAACCGAACATCAAATTAATGAGGAAGCTAAAGAAAGGCCATTTGATTCAGTCAAAGGTGTATTTTGGGAGGGCAATGAACTCTTTCCAGGAGCAGGATTTACAGAGAAAAATCATATTCAAATTTGCGTCCGTAACCCGAATTGTATTAAAGGCTTCTTTTTGCCCCGTAAATTAGACCCCAATTTTTTAAATCCATAAGTATACAATAGCCTCGTGTAATTACGAGGCTATTGTCATTCTACTACTTCGGCCAGCTTCTTGTTTAGTGAAGCATTGTCTTTCTGCAAATTCTCAACCAGGCGTTTTTGGTAGGCTATCATTCCTTCCACCTGCCCTACTCTCCTACCTTTTTGGTAAGCATCCTTTAATTCTTCTTCCGTGTAGCTACTTTTTTTCGCTTCTACGGAGTTTTCTTCTCTCGTTGGCATAGCTGTATCATTTAAACATAAAAAAGGCTATCAGTTTCCCGATTCGCGCCAACGAGGAACATAGATGCAATCTGAATGATACGAACTATGTACGGGACTTGATAGCCTAAATGCTTTCAAATCTCGTACCCTTCAAATTACATACATGTCCCTCGTTGGCAATTGGAACGCCACAAAGATAATCAAATTTACAATACTCATATCTATTTATATTTTAAGAATAAACGATATGGGTATTCAAAATAGAGATGGTGCATTGTATTTTGCAACGGGAGTAGATAATACTGGATTATATTCTGGACGTCGGGAAGCGATAGGAATTATTAAGGCGATGGCTGGTGAAATTACATCCTTTGATGTTTTTGGCGGTATTGGTATCAGTGCTGGTATTGCCTTTGCTCAGGCAGCTAAAGGTGCTTACGATTTCGAAAAACAGTTCCAGCAGAGCATGAAAGAGGTTGCAACCCTTTCCAGTGGAATAAAGGGAAGCCTAACTGATTACATGAACCAGGTTATAGAAGTTACTCGGGAAGTTCCAATATTGGCAAATGATGCGGCAAAAGCACTCTATCAAATTGTATCTGCCGGACATGACGGTGCTGACGGTATGAAGATACTTGAGGTCTCTGCGAAAGCAGCTATTGGTGGTGTTACTGACACGGCAACGGCAGCTGACGGTATCACTACCCTTTTGAATGCTTATAAACTGGATGTCTCGCAAGCAGAAAAAATATCAAATCAGTTATTTACCACAGTGAAACTCGGTAAAACATCATTTGGGGAATTAGGCCAAAGTATAGCTCAAGCAGCACCAGTCGCTGCTGCTTATGGTGTGGAGATTGACCAAGTATTGGCTGCTGTAGCAACATTAACCAAGCAAGGTACACCGACAGCACAAGCCATGACGCAGATACGTGCCGCAATTGTTGGAGTATCCAAGTACCTTGGTGATGGTGCATATAATGGACGTACATTCCAGGAAGCACTAGAGATGGTAAGGCAAAAGGCTGGAGGAAGTGAAGCTAAGCTCCGAGAGATGATACCCGAAATGGAAGCCGTAAACGGTCTATTGGGCTTAACGGGGCAAAATGCTCAAGAAGCGGCCGGACATCTGGAAGAAATGCAAAACGCGACAGGTGCTGCTGAAGCTGCATTCCAAGAAATGGCGTCTTCGGCTCAGAATCAGTTGCAGTTACTCCAAAATAATGTGACTGCTTTTCTTCGCCCAATGGGTGAATCCATATTGAAAGAGGTCTCAGGGATAGCATCTTCTTTTAATGAGGCATTTGCCAATGGTAATGTGGAGAGGTCGATGAAAACATTAGGAGACATTATTGTGGCAGTTACTAGTGCTATGATTGGATATAAGGGTTCAATCATAGCAGTAAGTGCAGTTAAAAAATTGTATGCTTCACTACTTGAAATGGAGAGGTACGAAATGTTGCTGTATCGAAAGGCAGTTGAAGCAGGAACTATATCTGAAAATGTTCTCACAGCATCTCAAGTAAAGGGAATAGCTACAAGAAAAGCTATTATTACTACGATAAAGCTACATACAGCCGCGCTGAAGAGAAATATTGCAGCACTAACAACCAACCCATATGTTCTCGCTGCTGCTGCAGTGGCGGCTTTGGGCTATACAATTTATAAAGTAGTGACATATCAAAGTGATATGGAAAAGATGCAATCTAAGCTCAATAATGCTATGAAGGAAGCTGAGAGATCATCTTTGTCTGAACAGCGTGAATTGGTAAGGTTGAAAGGTGAATTGGATGGTTTAACAAAAGGTACTGACGAATACAATACTGTTAAGGATAAGATTGTTAAGGGATTTAGCAAGTATTATAGTGGGCTTGCTGATGAAATAGAGAAGGTTGGTCTTACTGAAGCCGCATATAATAAACTGACCGAAGCTATCAACAAATCATTTGGGGCTCGTCAATATGAGAAATTTGCATCAGAACAACAAGAGGCATTATCTAATACGATGGCTGATAATTTAGAAAAAATTCAAAAAAGATTGATTGGTCGTCTAGGAGATGAAGCAGGATCTAAGATTTTTGCAAAGATACGTGATTCAATTATTAAGGGGACACTGTCGTTTGGTAAGTACAGCCTTTTGGATATACAAGGACTTGATTCGGAGACAAAGGCGGCACTTGATCAGATTTCAGGTGCGGCAGATAAAAAATGGAAACAGAACCATGAACTTGAGGGTTATATCAGGAACATCATTTTAGCAAACCAGATGACTGATGAACTTGATAAGAAAGCAAGAGAACGTTTTGGGGTTGATGATAATACATATAAAACAGGTAATTCTAAGTCTGGAAGTGATAAAGATAAGGAGGTAGAAAAAGAAAATGAGAATATATCAAGCCTCACTAAAAAAATTAGAGAAGCAGAAGCAAGTGTAGCTTCCTTACGCAAACAATCACAGGCTGGATTGATTGATACTAAGAAAGTTGATGATGCGGTAACAGGTTTAGAAACTCTGAAAAAGCAATATAAAACCATGACCGGCAATGATTATGGTTCTACATCTCTTCTTAATTCTGTGTCAGAACAGCAAGAAAAGATCAAGCAACTAATGAATGCGAACTCATTAGAGAGTCAACGCCAATCGGAAGATTTAGAGAATAAGCTTGCTCAATCTAAAATAGATGTAATGGCCAAGGGATTTAAAAAAGAACAGGCTCAACGCGATTTGAATAACAAGATAGAGATTCAGAATTTTAAGCGTCAGAAAGAAGATTATATTCGTGCTGAAATACAAGCCCAAAAAGAAATCTTCGATGCCAAAGAAGATTTAAAAGCCAAGCAGTCCAAAGGTTATGTAAAAAAGATATTTGATGCTTCTACTGTTAATGTAGACGAAATCATTGCAGCATGGGATAAGATTGTAGCTCATACAGAAACTAAACAAGGATTAGATGAATGGCAAGAGCGTGAGGATGCGATGAATAAATATCTAATGGAGTATGGAACATTTTCCCAGAAAAAGGCTGCAATTGATAAGAAGTTTCAAGACGATATCAACAAGGAGACTACTCTTGGAGCGAAGAATGCTCTTCAAAAGCAATGGAATGAAGCTGTATCTTCTCTCAAAGTAGATAAACTGAAGCAAGAGATTAATTGGGAGATGGTATTCGGAGACTTAAGCAATGCCTCAAAGGAAAGTCTTGATAAGATTAAAAAACAACTCAAAGAGTTTAGGGAAAGTCAAGAATACCAATCAATGGATATCGACCAAAAGAAAATCATTGATGAATCGTTAAATAAGATACAAACGACCTTAATTGATAAAGGAGGGTTATTGGGAGGTTTGCCGGAGCAACTTGATGCGCTCCGTATTGCCCAAGAAGAACTGATTAAGGCTCAGGAAGAATATAATGATGCCCTCAAAAACGGTACAGAGAGCGAACAAGAGGCTGCTTTAATCAAAAAAAACAATGCAGAAAAAGGTGTTCAGAATGCACAAACAAATGTAAGTCAATCAGCCGAGAAAGCGACAAGTAACGTTGCTACTTTAGCAAATGTAATAACAGACCTTGGCAGCAATTCCCAAATGTCTCTGTCACAGGTTGGACAATTGGCGGGAACGCTTGCTGATACTTTCTCTGAATCTGGAAAGAAGATAGGAGGGATTATCGGTGCGGTATTCTCTGCATTGGATTCTATTGGTGAACAAGGAATTGACGGCTTTTTAGGAAATATATTTGACTCTATTTTTAATGCGGCTTATGGTGCATGGGATACTGTGTTCGGGTGGACAGGACTTGATTTTGGTGGTGAAAGTGACCCACAATTACAAAAAGATATTGAGAATCTTACTCAATCCAATCAAGACTTGGAAATGGCTATTGACAATCTTGCTGATAAAATGGAATCTACTTCTGTTGTGGAATCTACAGAAGTGTATAACCAACAGAAGTCCAATTTGGAGCAACAGATGCGTAATACCCAAGAAATGATGCGAAGAAGTGCAGAAGCTTATAGCAATGGTTTCTTAGGTATGGGAGGTAGCCATTCTTCAAATAAGAAAATAAATAATGCCATGTCTTCAAGCGATTGGGCACGCATTAGTGGTGTTGTCGGGCATACAGTTAATAATGCCAGTGATTTCTGGAATTTAACGAGTGAGCAGATGGCGAAAGTTGCATTAGAAGCCACAGACTTATATACTAAAATTAAGAATTCAGCCGATGATGGATATCGAGACGCCGCTCAATACATGGATTCTTACATATCATACTACAAAGAACTTGAGGAACTTCAGAATGCCTATTATGAAAAACTTACTTCTACATCTTTTGATTCGGTAAAGGATAACTTTCGCACCTCATTACTTGAAATGAAAGATAGTACAGAAGCGTTTGCTGAGGACTTTGAGGAGGTGATGCAAAATGCTCTGCTTGAAATAATGATGACCGGTGTATATGATAAGAAGCTCCAAGAGTGGTATGCTAATTTTGCCAAAAGCGTAGAAAGCGATAAAAAGCTTACACCAGAAGAGATGGAGGCTTCCAAACAAGATTATTTAGACATTGTTGAAGAAGCTAAGGCTGAATGGGAAAATTATCAGAAAATGTTTGGATGGTCTGACTCTACTTCAGATTCTGCCAATGATTCTCTTGATTCATTTATCAGCCAGATGGAAAACTCTTTGAATAGCTTAGACGTGACAGCCAAAGATATCTCCAATAATATCTATGACTACTTCCGCCAAGCCATGATTAACGCTCTGTACGAAAAGGAGTATAAGGATAAGATGGAAGAGTTGTACAAGACCTTTGAAGACCTCTCAGCAGACGGATTATCTGAAAGTGATATGGCGCAACTTGGCTCCCAAGTAGACCAGTACATTGAACAGATGATGAAGGGTGTAGAGGATGTGAATAACTTGTTTGCTGATAAACTAAAGGACAATGAAGACCTACAATCATTCGTTGATAATGTCAAGTCTGCCATATCCAGTATTGAAGCAACTGCCGAGGATGTGACAGATAATATCTTCGAATACATCCGTCAGCAGATGGTTGAGAAGATGTTTGCCGATACTTTCCAACCACAAATAGAAGAGTTTTACAAGAAGGTTCAGGATGCGATGTCTGACGGTGATATAGCTGACGCAGAAAAGGATGCGTTGAGAAGCGAGGCCGAAAAGTTGGCTAATGATATAGTAGCCGCTAAAGATATCCTTGCAGATACTCTAGGGATCACTAGTAATAACCTAAAGAAAGAACTTGAAGAGGAATTCAAATCATTCTCTGATGGTGTACTGAATTCTCTATATGATGCGGAAGTCACTGTCACAGCTGTTTCTAAGAATATAGCCGATTCCATGCGTAAAGAACTGATCGAGGCAATGTACATCGAGCAGTACGAACCTCGTATCAAAGCTATCTGGGAGAAATGGAAAGAGTATTCCGCCGATGGTCTTGTTACTGACGAAGAACGTGCCAATATCAAGAATGATATTGATGAACTGAGTAAAGAGGCTGCCGATGCAGCAAAAGAGATAAGCGATGCCTGGAAAGATACTGGTGAGGAAGTTGCTAAGGCATTTGATTCATTCTCTGACAGCATAAAGAGTGTGCTTTACAATGCAGAGGCTACCGCAGAAGATGTAGCAAACAATATCTACGAGTATATGCGTAAGGCTTTAGTCGATTCCATGTTTGTAGAACAGGTGCAGCCACAAATAAAAGCATGGTATGACAAATATACAGAGTTTATGGCAGATGGTGCAATAGATTCTGTTGAACGGGGTGTCTTGGATGAAATGTTGAAGGAAATCCAAGATGCCGGCATTGAGATTGTGGATGCAGCCAATAAATTATTTCCGTCTCTTGACACCGGTGCCCAGAAACGCGCAGAAGAAGCCGCCCAGGAGGCAGAGAATGCCAAAAATGCAGCTGAGCAAGAATGGGAGTCTTTTTCGGATGATATTCTGAACTCTCTGTACGATATAGAAGCTACTGCCGAAGACATATCCGACAACATGGGGGAATATATGCGTAAGGCTCTCATTAAAGCTATGTATGTGAATAACTTCAAGCCTCAGATGCAAAAGTGGTATGATGAATGGCAAAAAGCTATGGGAGATGATGACCTTAGCTCTGAAGAGAAACAAACGTTGGATGCTATGAAGCAGTCGATGATTGATGACATGAAAAAAGAGGTCGATGCTATAAATCAATTTTTTGGAACCATGTATTCTCAGGAGGCTAGCAGCAAAAGATTTGAAACGATATCCCAAGATACAGGCGATGAAATAAGTGGAAGACTTACAGGAGTATATGAAAGTAGTGAAAGAATCAGATTAGAATCTGCTATAACTAATGACTGGCTGGCTACGATTTATAGCGTAATAGAATCCCAGGGGATTCGGCAAAATGAACCATTCTTTGTGTCAACGAATGTGGCAACTTCCGTTCAGGAACAAACGGTGATCGGAATGCAAGGAGATATGTTAAAGAGACTTGAGGATATATATAAATTTAATGCAGAGTTTTACGATGAGTATAGCGATATGATGCTTTCTGTCATAGACCATCTTGATAGCATACATAAGAATACCAATAGTCTTCCACGAATAGAAACGATGCTTAAAGAGATAAAACAGTATTCAAAGGCTTTAGCTGGTAAATAACCGGTATGGTTATATTTTATAGAAAAAAGGCATGAAAGGGCAAGCGTATATAAACGGTCAAGATATTTCCAAATGGGGAGCAAGCTTTGCAAAAGGAGCCTATGAGGCTCTTCTTAAGCCTGCTCCCATAAAGGAAAATGTACGGAACGAGAGCCGAATAGAAGATGGAGTTAGAGAAGATACTAGCAATATTAGGCTGAGTGAACGTACTATCAGCCTACCTTTTTGGATTGTTGGGGCATCGGAAGATGATTATTTGGCGAAGTATGAAGATTTCCTTGATGAGATAGTGTCTGGTATTATCTTTCTTAAGGTTCCAGCATTGAAAAAGGTATATAAACTTATCTATTCAGATTGTAGTAGTTACGGGCATTATAATAGAACCAAAGGAAAAATCATATTAAAGTTAAAAGAGGCTAACCCAAGGGATAGAGAATTCTTATGATAGATATCAGAGACATACGAGGTAATATCCGCTTTTCTACATCGATTAAAGCAGGTGCAGTAGGCAAGTTCTCTTTGATGAAGGAGGACTATATCGTGCTCCCCTTTAATACTTTGCATCCAATCGATTTCCAAGTAAGTGATTACGTAGATTTACGTGGTGCTTTTGACGCTTCAATGGGTGGTAAGCTGGCTAAAATCTATCAGATCGTAGACATTCCCTATCCGACCTACAGGAACGGCGGCTACTCCTATGAGCTTCGGTTGGATGCTTACTACTGGCAATGGAAAACAAAGATATTCAAGTACACCCCGGAAGTCGGAGGTCAGGAAGCGTCTTGGAACCTCACTGCTTCGCTGGATGTCCAGATGGGTGTATTCCTCCGCAATTTGAAAGCCCTTGGTTATACTTATGGAGGAAAGAATTTCACGTTTTCCATTGACAGCAGTGTAGAAACTTCCTCTAAGCTGATGACCTATGACAACATTAATCTCATTGATGCCATGTTCAGCATGGCTGATAACTGGGGTTGTGACTGCTGGGTAACGGACCATGTCATTAACTTCGGTAGGTGTGAGTTCTCCGATGCTGTAAAGATTGAACTTGACAAGGAAGCCAAGGACATGAGCCGGAGTGACAGCAAGGGAACTTACGCCACAAGAATCTATGCATTCGGTTCAACGCGCAACATCCCTACCAACTATCGCCCAGTAGACCATAGTACTGTTGTCAACGGTATCGTCCAGAAACGTCTTATGCTTCCTGCTGGTACTCCATACGTGGATGCCCGCGAGGATTTGACCGATTTAGAGGCGATTGAAGCCGTTGTAGTCTTTGATGATATCTACCCTAAAAGAGTAGGTGAAATCACTGATGTAAACTCCTATGAGAGTGAGGTGGATAACGAGGATGGCACGAAGACTAAAGCTACCTTCTACCGTTTTACCGATACCGGAATCAACTTCTCGAAGGAATACATCCTTGAAGGACAGGAACTCAAAATCAAGTTTGAATCCGGCAAATTGAACGGCATGGAATTTGGAGTTGCCTTCAATCCTCTTGGCTTGACCGAGAAGAATGACGACGGCACATTCAACTCGGATGCCCAGCTTTGGGAGATTGTACAGAACGAAGACTACGGCCGTCCCCTGCCGGATGAAGTTCTTCTTCCTGCTATCGGAGATAAATACGTCCTTAGTGGTTGGAATGCCGAGAAGATAACCGAACTGGGCTTAGTTGCCACTGCCGAACAGGAGTTACTTGAAGCAGCCAGGAAATATGTAGCAAAGACCTGTATCGACGACGGTACCTATACCGCTACCCTCAACTCCATCTGGGTATATGAGGATCAAATCAATCATAGCTTCGACATCGGTCAGCGTATTAGCCTTATCAATCCTGCCTACTTCAAAAACGGACGCTTGTCCCGTGTCATTGGCTTTGAAATCAAGCTGGATTTGCCTTACGATTCCCCGCAGTACACCATCGGTGAGAGTACTCCCTATTCCCGTATTTCCGATATTGAAACACAAGTCGAAGAGTTGACATTCAAGAGACAAACCTTTACCGGTTCTGGAGGTAGCAATATCTACGTTATCAAAACCAACGATGCAACGGCCGCAAGTAACTTCAATGTATTCTCTGCTCTGTGTACACTCAGGATGTTCCTAAGAAAGGACTTCCCCGATGTGGCGGAAGAGATTATCACGTTCCTCAAGGGACTACTAATCGGTAAGAATGGCAGTGGTATAACTGTACGCGAAGACGGCACTTCCCAAGCTGTTGTTGACCGTCTGTATGTGAAGATAAAGGCAGTCTTTGAAGAATTACAAGTTAAGAAAGCTACGCATGTCGGCGGTGAACAGATTATCACCCACGCTGGAATGAAGTGTATTCGTGTAGAAGAGCTGAAAGATGTCTACGGATGCTATTTTCTTGCCGAGCAGGAAGGGGAAGCAATTGCGAACGAATTCAGTGTTGGTTCGCTGGCGCAGGCCAAGGAATGCAACATCGTTGACGGTACTACCCTTAACGCCTCCAACCGCTACTACTGGCGTGAGGTCATGGAGGTGGGACGTGATTATATCGACCTTTCCAAGACTATCTGTGACGAAGGAAGCGATATTCCCCAAGCAGGTGATGACATTATCGGCTTAGGGCACCGTACAGACGTGGATCTTCAAAGTACAATTGTCCTGTCATCCACTAACGAGACATCCCCATCCATCACCTTCTACGCTGGTATCAATGATTTTAACTTGACAGAGAAAGACATCATCTCTTTCGGGCTTGACAAGTCCATCGGGCATGTATATATGAAGGTGTACGGCACTTCCTATATCGGCGCCCGTGATGAGAGCACTTACATCAAGTACACCCCGGAAGGTGGAGTAGAAATAAAGGGTCGGTTCCTTACCATGGCCGGTGAAGACATCCTAACGATGTTCTCCATCATGGAGGGCATGATAAAAAGCGAAATCTCATCGGTGCGCAACGAGATCAACGCGAAGGACAACTACCTTAGTAACGCCTCCTTTTCCGGTGACCTGATGGACTGGTCATCCACTAATCGCGTCCGCGTGT